GCGGTACTGCTGCTACTGCGTCTGCTACTATCGCAGCATCAACTATTACATCTATTACTCTAACAAATCCAGGAAGTGGTTATTCTGCAAATCCTACTGTGTCATTCACAGGTGGTGGTGGATCAGCTGCTGCTGCATCAGCAACTGTTACTGTTGGTGGTATTAAAATTAATAACACACAACAATACCTAGACAACTATGTAAATGGTGCTGGTATCGTTGGTGAATGGGCTGCACGTTGCCCAGGAGCACTAGGTAACTCTCTAAAGATTTCTATGGCTGACGCAGCAACATTTGGTACTTGGACTTATCGTACTGAATTTGATTCTGCTCCAGGAACTTCTGACTTCGCTGCTGCTGCTGGCGGTCTTAATGACGAACTACACGTTATCATTATTGACGAAGATGGTGCGTTTACTGGTACACAAGGTGAAGTTCTAGAGAAATTTGCCTTCGTTTCAAAAGCAAGCGACGCTAAGAAGTTTGATGGATCTAATAACTACTATAAAGATGTTGTTAACTCACGTTCTACATACGTATGGTGGATGGATCACCCAACTCAACTATCCTCTGGTGTAGGTGAAGCAAACTGGGGTTCTGCTGCAAAAGGTAATAACTTTAAATCTACAACAGTTTCTATTAGCCGTTCTCTAGCAAGTGGTGTTGATGACCTAGCAATTACTGAAGGACAGAAACAAACAGCGTTTGCAATTTTTGCTGACGATTCTCGTTTTGATGTTTCTCTCATTATGCTTGGTAAAGCAACTGCAGCAACTGCTACATACGTTATCAATAACGTAGCAGAAACTCGTTTAGACTGCGTTGTGTTTGCATCTCCACAAAGCGTTTCTGGTGATGTGGTTGTTGGTAGTGGTTCAACTGCTACTGATGCACTAATCGCATATCGTAACTCTCTACCAAGCACATCATACGGTGTTCTAGATACTGGTTACAAATATCAATACGATCGCTACAACGACAAGTATCGTTATGTCCCACTAAATGGTGACATCGCTGGTCTATGCGCACGTACTGATTACACTAATGATCCATGGTTCTCTCCAGGTGGTCTAAATCGTGGTCAGGTTAAGAATGTTGTTCGCTTGGCTGTTAATCCAACTAAGACTGATCGTGACGAACTATACAAGAATGGTGTCAACCCTGTGGTTACATTCCCAGGAGAAGGTACTGTTCTATTCGGCGATAAGACATTGCTTGCTAAACCAAGTGCGTTTGATCGTATCAATGTTCGTCGTCTATTCATCGTTATGGAAAAAGCAATTGCAACTGCTGCTAAGTTCCAGTTGTTTGAATTTAACGATTCATTTACTCGTGCGCAGTTCCGTAGTTTAGTTGAGCCATTCCTACGAGATGTTCAAGGACGTCGTGGTATTACTGATTTCCGTGTTAAGTGCGATGAATCTAATAACACAGGTGAAGTTATTGATCGTAACGAATTCGTTGCTGATATCTTCATTAAACCAAATCGTTCTATCAACTTTATTACTCTGACATTCGTTGCTGCACGTTCTGCTATTAACTTTAGCGAAATTGGTGGTTAATTGAAAATGGGGAGACAAAATCTCCCCATAACTAACAGATAAATAAAGAAAAGAACACAAGGAGATTTAAATGGCAAATATTGCTGACTTCAAGGCGCAGATGATTGGTGGCGGTGCACGTCCTAATCAATTCCGTGTCGAACTAACTTTCCCTTCTTATGTAACACTTGGGGTAGTTGCTGGTCAGAGAGCGCAGTTCTTATGTAAGGCTGCACAACTTCCAGCATCAACAGTAGAGAACATCCCTGTTCTTTATCGTGGTCGCCCAGTTAACTTTGCTGGCGAGCGTACATTCCAACCATGGTCTGTCACAATTTACAATGATACTACTTTCGGTATCCGTAATGCTCTAGAGCAGTGGCAATCTGGTGTTCAGAACTACAACTCTACAAATGGTCGTGTTAACCCACGTGACTATCAGGTAGATTTAAGAGTTCATCAACTAGATCGCAATGGCGCAACTATCAAGTCTTATACATTTGTAGATGCATATCCAACTACTATTTCTGCAGTTGGTCTAGACTACGAGCAACAAAACGCAATTGAACAATTTGATGTGGAGTTTACTTACAACTTCTTTACTTCAAATACTGGTGCTACTTCTGGATTTGGTGTCAATGTTTCTATCGACACTCCAATCGGTACGCTACCAATTTAATAATTTTTTAGGGTAATTACATTATGCAGATTTTTGGCTTTGAGATAAAGCGTAAAAAGGATCAGGAGTTGCAATCCGTTGTAACTCCTAGTTCTGTTGATACAGGCGCAACCGTAGTAAACACTGGTGTAAATGCTGGTGGCTACTACGGTATGGTCATGGATTTAGAAGGTATTATTAAGAATGAGAATGACCTTCTACGTAGATATCGTGAGGTTGCACAATATTCAGATTGTGATAATGCAATCGAAGATATTATCAATGAATCAATTGTTGCTGATGAACAGAAACGTCCAATTCAGTTAAATTTAGATGAATTAAAATTATCTTCCTCTATTAAAAGTAAGATTAGAGAAGAGTTTGATAATATACAAAGACTCTTGAAGTTTGATGAAAGAGCACACGAGATCTTCCGCAGTTGGTATATCGACGGAAGACTATATTATCAAATTCTTATTAATGAAGATCGAATTAAAGATGGTATCGTAGAGTTACGTTATATCGATCCACGTAAGATTCGTCGCATTAAGAACATTAAAAAAGAAAGAACACCACAAGGTGTTGATGTTGTAAAAGAAGTAGAAGAATACTATCTTTACAATGACAAAGGAATTACTGAACAAACTACACAAGGTGTTAAATTAGCACTTGATTCTGTTGTATATTGTTCATCTGGTTTAGTTGACCAGAATACAGGCATGGCTCTGTCGTATTTACATAAAGCCATTAAGCCAGTCAATCAATTAAAGATGATTGAAGACTCTTTAGTCATCTATCGCATTAGTCGTGCACCAGAGCGTAGAATTTTCTACATTGATGTAGGTAATCTACCTAAATTAAAAGCAGAGCAGTATGTCTCTGATATCATGAACAAGTTCCGTAATAAGATTGTTTATGATGCAACAACTGGTGAAACACGTGACGATCGTCGTCATTTATCCATGATGGAAGATTTCTGGATGCCACGTCGTGAAGGTGGTAAAGGTACAGAAATTACTACACTTCCAGGTGGACAAAATCTTGGCGAGATTCAAGACATCGAGTATTTCCAGAATAAACTTTATCATGCGTTGAATGTTCCAATCTCTCGCTTGCAACCACAGCAAGGTTTTAGTATTGGTCGTTCACAAGAGATTTCTCGTGATGAAGTTAAGTTTAATAAGTTTATTGTTAGACTACGTAAAAAGTTTTCAGTGTTGTTCTCTGAATCACTTAGAGTGCAACTAATTGCAAAAGGTATTATTCGTGCTGATGAATGGGATACAATTCGTTCATTCTTAAAGTATGACTATATCGAGGACAATCACTTCTCTGAGTTAAAAGACTCTGAGATTTTAATGCAAAGAATTACAGCGTTACAACAACTTGATCCTTATGTTGGTAAGTATTATAGCCAAGCATGGGTTAAGAAAAATGTTCTTCGTCTTGATGAAGAACAAGTTAATAAAATTACGCAAGAGATTGAACAAGAAGCAGAATTGCAAATGGCTCAGGCTGAAAAAGCAGGTATGTTAGATGGTGCTCAACAAGCAGCTACACAAAACTACATGGGTCAAAATACAGAGCAACAACCAGCAGATGAACAACAAGACGAACCTGCTGATGAACCTGCTGAACAACCAAATGAAGATCCGCCAACAAAAGTTCGTCAGTTAAAAACTGGCACTTGGCCAAATTAATAGGAGACACACATGAGAGAAGCAGTAGAAAATTTAGTTCAAGCAATCGCTAATGGTGATGCATTAGAAACAGAAAAAGCGTTTGCTACAGCGATGGCTGAAAAACTAGCACCAATGCTAGATGCTCGTCGCATAGAAGTTTCACAAAGTATGTTTGCTTCACAACAAGAAACTGTCTCTGAAGAAGTTAAAACAGATGATGAAGAAGATGAAGATAAAAATAAAGATGATGAAGACAGTGAAGAAGATAAAGAAGACAAAGAAGAAGATGGTGAAGATAAGCAAGAGATGAAAGAAGGAGCATATACTAATCCTGGATTAGAGGCTCTGCTTGCTAAAAAGCGTGCAGAAAAAGCTGCAGCTACCACTGGTAAAAAGATGGGCTAATGATTTATTCTAAGTTTATTAAATCTCTGAGTAGACCTGATGTTTTAGAAAGCATTAGGTCTTATCATCATCTTGTCGAAAAGACAAAAGATGAAAAGATTTTAATAGATGGCGAAGAAACAGATTTTAGAAGTATTGAGGAAGCAAAACAATACATTAAACAAGAACATATCGCTAAACAATTAGAAGAACAAATCTCTATTGAATTATACGAAGACATTTCTGAAAATAAAGTCGCTAGTATTATTAAAGAATACCACGATGTTAAAGTTACAGATACTCTTATAGAAAATTATATACAACTTGCTTCCTCACACATTTTTAGCGTTGATCCCGTTGTCCAAGAAATTCGTAGATTAAATAAGCTGGACAGTTTGGTAGAGGGTAAATTACATTATGTTCTTGATGATGAATCAATTGTAGCAATTGATGAAGGCACTCAAGGACAACTAAATAATTTATTACAGAATCAACCAGAAGTTATTAAATACATGCGTGAGAGTAAACAAAATTTCATGTATGTTGTAGAAAAATTAGAGGAATAAAATGCCAGTAACTAAAACAGTTCTTAAGAACACCAACAATGAAACGATTGTTAAGATCGCTGGTACTGCTGCAGCTGCAACAATTGATTTACAAACTGACTGTTTAGCATCAACTCAAGCAATAGATGGCGCAACACAAACAGTTAATATTGCTGGTTGCCAGTGGGTTGGATTACCGACTGCTACTATTACTATTACCAGAAACTCTGTTAATATTTTAACACTTCCAGGTGGTGGCGCAGATACAATAGATCTTGCTGCAGGAAGTGGATATGTAGACACAATTAACAATACTGATGATATTGTTGTAACTATCGCTGGTGCAGAAGCACAATTATATCTAACATTACGCAAAGTTGGTGGTTACGCTACTAAAGTTGAGGAAGCTGTATACGGTGCATATGATGATCGTTCTCGTGTAGGTGCTTCAACCACATTAAGTGGTTCACCAGATAAGGTATAAACATGAAACTCATTAAAGAAGTTACAGAGTCAGTCAAGTTAGTTACAGAATCTAAACTTGGTAAAGGTAAGGATTACTTTATCGAGGGAATCTTTCTTCAGTCGAATATTGTCAATCGCAATAAACGTATGTATAAAGAAGATGTGATGGACAAAGAAGTTGCTCGTTACATGAAGGAACAAGTTGAGAATAATCGTGCTTATGGCGAATTAGGACATCCAGACACACCATCTATTAATCTAGATCGTGTATCACATCTTATTGTCTCTCTTCGCAAAGAAGGTACGAATTACATTGGTAAAGCGAAAATCCTAGAAACTCCAATGGGACAAATTGCACGTGGTCTATTAGATGGTGGTGCAAATCTTGGGGTTTCCAGTAGAGCACTTGGTTCACTCGTTACAAACAACGAGGGTGTATCAATTGTTCAAGACGATTTTATGCTGTCTACTGCAGCAGACATCGTTGCAGACCCATCTGCTCCAGACGCATATGTGCGTGGTATTATGGAGAACAAAGATTGGGTATTTGTTGATGGAAAGTTTGTGGAAAAACATATCGAAGAAGTTAAACACGCAATTCGTAAAACTTCTTCACGAAATCTAGAGGAAGCCAAGATTCGTGCTTTCCAATATTTCCTGAGTAAAATCAGATAAATAATAAATAATTTAATAGAACTATCCAGTTACAGGAGAAAACGATGTCAATCGAACAAAAAATTGCTGAAATTTTAGCTGAAGCAAAACTTGCTGGTGCAGAAGGTGGCAGCAAAACAACAACAGAAGGTGCAGGTGCTGCTGAAGCAAGTCACATTGCAGGTGTCTCTGATGGTGTTACTAAGGTTGAGGGTGACAACCCAGACAACAAGCGTAACAACGTAGAAGACGAAAAAGAAGCAGAAGGTGGTACTTCTAAAGTATCAAATCAAGCTACTGCTAAAGCAGAAGCAGGTGATCAGTCTGTTATCAAACCAGTTAAAGAAGATATGGATGCTTTGTTTAATGGTGAAGAATTAACAGAAGAGTTCCGCCAAAAAGCAGAAACAATTTTCGAAGCAGCTGTTATGACTCGTGTCAAAGCAGAAGTCGCTCGTATTGAAGAAGAATTCGAAAGCAAACTTGCTGAGCAAGTTGCAAAGAATGTAGAGGGTCTAGTTGAACAGGTTGATGGATATCTCGGCTACGTAGCTGAGCAGTGGATGGCACAAAATGAAATTGCCCTTGATCGTGGTATGAAGTCTGAAGTTCTTGAGAGTTTCGTGACTGGTATGAAGAGTCTATTTGAAGAGCACTACATCGATGTTCCAGAAGAGCGTTATGACGTGCTTGGTGAAATGGAAACTCGCATTGAAGAATTAGAAGCAAAACTCAATGAGCAAGTTGCAACTAATATCGAAATGTCTAAAACAATCGCTGAGCAAAAGCGTGGCGAAATCGTTAAGGCAGTTAGCGAGGGTTTAACTGATACTGAGACTGAAAAGTTTAATGCATTAGTTGAAGAACTTTCATACGAAGACGCAGAAACTTTTGAAACAAAAGTTAAGACTATCCGTGAAAATTATTTCACAAATAAATCAACCGCAGATGTTAAGTCTGTAGTTACTGATGCTCCAGTAGAAGCATTGACTGAAGAGAAGAAAGTTGATCTTGATCCTCAGATGTCAGCATATCTAACTGCACTTAACAAACTTAAATAAAAAGGAATTACAAATGAATCGTCAAGATTTAGTTAAAAAGTGGGCTCCAATCCTCGAACACGATGGTGCGTCCCCAATCAAAGATAACTATCGTAAAGAAGTTACTGCAGTTCTCCTAGAGAACCAAGAGCGTGAGATGGCTAAACAGCGTGAAGCACTTTTCGAAGCTGCTCCAGCAAACTCAGTTGGCTCTTACGGTGACACTGGTGGTTTTGCTAAGTTCGACCCAGTTCTAATCAGCTTGGTTCGTCGTGCAATGCCACAACTTATCGCTTATGACGTCGCTGGTGTTCAGCCAATGACTCAACCAACTGGCTTGATCTTCGCAATG